GAACTCCGTGGGATTCGGAGGGGTGTCACCTACACACGTTAAAAGGATCATCCCCTCTTGACGAAACCAATGGGCGCGCGGGGTGTATAGTCTGGGGCAAAGCAATCCCAGATGAGTCGTCTAACGTTAAGTCGTTAGGGGGCAAGCGGCCACTATTTTCAACGGTAAGCAAAACTGTGATGCACTGTGCTCGCGAACAGACTAGGTGGGTTCGAATCCCATAACCGTTGACCCATTTCTTGGTGATTAGTTCAGTCGGTAGAACAGTGGACTGTTAATCCATATGTCGCAGGTTCGATTCCTGCATCACCAGCCACCTTTGCTCTGAGATAACTGTGAATGGCATTCCGGAAAAATTTCATTCAACCTAACACGTGCAGGCGTCTCAGCGCAAAACCCAATACAGACAGAAGCCGAATAGGTTTTTCTACTGCACATACGCCCAGAGCCATTACGGGCTTTTGTCTGTTCCCCATTGCTCGGATACCATTCCTTTAACTCGCCTGGCGGTGGTTTAAAAGGTGTTCGAGCAAACCCCGTTTGTCGGGTAGGTAGTTCGCTTCCCCCCATGGATGCTTGCTGTGTCAGCCTACCCGACAATCCACATTAGCGCGCTTGCTAATAAGTGTCTGAACCTGACCCGTCGGATACTGCCCAGGTAGTTAGAAAGACTTCGACCACACCAGGGTACCCCCTCTCCGTTTTGGAGAGGGGAATACTCTATTTTATTTCGGATAGATATCATCTCTGTGAACGAAGATGTATTCACTTTAATCGACTTGTCACAGAGGCCAGTAAAAAATGAAAAATCGTCACTTCAGTAATACCCGCAGTGGTGCACCTAAGATTGATGCACTGAGCGGCTTACAGGGATTAGGCTACACGTTCCAGCAAGCCAGAAATATTCGCCTCTGGTTACCGCGTCAGTTCGGTATGGCAGGCTATGCATTACCACGGGCTAACCTCGAGTTCTGGAAAGCCTACGCCATCGTCAAGGACATGCAGCAGTACAAACGTACCAATGCTATCTCCTTACAGTTCGCCGGTTATGCCAAAGGCCGTACCGTCTTCCAGTTCACCGACAATGAGTTCTTGGAGTACCGCAGCCCGACACTCCATGCTACGGTTTGGTCATTGGAGTTCGTGCGTCACTTCGGTGATGGGTTATGGCGCAGCTCAACCGATGCGTTTGAAGGCGGGCCTCGTCAGCTTGAGTACATCGGTGAGAATCTGCGCATCAAACGCGGACCCCTCGCTACCCGCATTGCAGAGATGGATGCCAAGCAAGACGTGTACGACATCAATGCTGATAGCGGCTACCTGCCCCGCAACCTTGAGCGGTATACCGAGGATGCGTACCAGTCCATCGCTACACTGTTCACCATGGCGGCCGTGTGTCACAGCAACCACACACTGCAGAATGGCTGGAACCTCAATCCAGAACGTCTGTGCTTTACTAAGTACCTGCACTGCGACTCACACCGCTTGGCCTTCGCCCTCGGCAAGCTCTGCGAACTCTATCCACAGAAAGACCAGTCCTTCCGTAGCCATGTGATTCGCATCATGCAAAATCCAAACCACATTGGTATTCGCACGAATGAGTTTATTCCCGGTGTGTATCTGGAGGGCGGGAGGATTCTCATTGTTGATGGGGAGCATTTCGTTAACGGCGCGGCACAACTTGAGGCGACGGCATTACAAGGAAGCTTGCCGGCTTTCTTTGTGGATGTGCCCTACATCTCTGGACCGGGTACGGTGCTTATCAAGCCAATGTTGTTTGTGCCTAAAGAACTCCGTGCCGTCCACACCGAAGAGGAGTGGGTTATGGGTGCACGGACATTCTTTAAAGTGTAATAAGAGAAAGAGCCTTCGGGCTCTTTTTTTTTCTTTTTTTACTTCATGCATGATTTCTTATAGAAGGCGATAGGAGACCTCAATGCAAACCACATCTAGCTTTTTTGAATTACTGGAAAACGGCATCAAACCAAACGACTTTATCGAACGCTCACGCATCGATGAAATTCAATCTGACGTAATGGAAGTCATGGGCACACTGCCTATGTTCCAAAGCTGGATTGCCGGCCTGAAGCTCAGCGATGAGATGGCCATGCGTGAAGGTGCTGATGTTCCGGTTTACACCACACAGTACAACATTTCCACAGCCGAAGCCGGTGCCATGCGCAACAACCCAAAAGTGGGTGTGCGGTTCTTTGCCTCTATGGCACAGGCATTGGTCGATCGTGCGATTCCTTGTGATGAAGTATTTGCTATCGTAACGGACTGCATCCATTCCATGGCCTACGCTACGGGTAACCGTATCGAGAACGTCCACTAAGTTTTTTACGGCACCCGGTCTCATTATAGGGAAGTGTGTGCTGTAGCTTCTCTCAAGGAGACCTTTATCATGAGCATCAAAGTTCGACCGATGGACGTTATCCGCGCCCATCCGGATTCTTTGGCTAATATTGAGCCAACGTCAGAACTGGACAAAGAACTCCTGAATTCTATTCAGTGGGGTTTTGCTTTGCACCCAGATGAAGCTGACAATACCCAACCAATGGATATCCCGAAAGGGGCCACCATTGACTGGTCTGAAACAGACGGTTGTGAAGACGTTACCCAATTCGTACGTCAAGCAACTGTGCCCCCGCGGTATCCTATCGCCGGTGCGGCAGAGCACGTTATCTCTTTGCGTCGAGTCATCAACGCTCAGGAAGCTATCGTGCGTGAGGGTGTGGCGTGGCAGCACGGTACCACTGCACACCTTAAAGATATTTTTCAGCCCGGTTAAGTAAGACCCTGCTTCCGGGCAGGGTTATCTTATTTCTACTGACCGAGGAGTGTTTGTGCGTACTTTGAAAGTGATGTTCGTTTGGGGAGTGTTCAGTTTTTTCCTGACTGCGATAATCACTGTTCCGATTGGCTTTCGGTTACTGAATCCAGAGCGACCGTTTATTGCGACCTGTATTGGGGCGTTGATAAGTTTGTTGCTGGCCGATATCTTTCACCGAGTTTATAACTATTACACAACAGCAATGTTAAAATACACCCGCATGTGAGACCTGTCTTCGGGCAGGTCAACACGCTTTTATTTTTTGCATTAAAAAAGAAAAGACTGCCCACCTTTCGGCGGGCAGGACTTACGCGGTGAAACGACCACCGGACATGTAGTTGAAACGGTCACCGATGTCATCGTTGTGAACCATGCAACGACGCACTTTGGGTACGGTGTCATCAAACATCTGACCCGCATCGGAGTAACCTTCAATTACGGTTGCAAACGCACCGAACTGCATACCGTTCTGTAACTGACCGGCATCCATGTCGAAGATGAGTTTGTTGTAGACGTAACTCTTACAGGCGAACTCAGCCAGCTCCTCAATCACCGGGAAGAAAGCCGGTTTGATTTCGTTCAGCTCTTCGGTCATGGCAAACTGCGCCATAATCTTCGTTGCATAAACGAACATCCCCGGGTCTTTAATCACAATGGCATTGGGGCCGGCAATGCGCACCTCTGCAGATGAGATACGCGGCATGGCCGAGTTACTGTCCACGACTTTGTTAACCGACGCCAGTACACCTGATGAGACACCGTCCAGATAAGAACCGGCTGGGGGTAACGTATAGGCCTGACCGGCAACCGGGGTTACTGCAACGTGTGCGGCAACCAGTTCACGTCCACCGGTGATTTGCTCATCGATGAAATAGACGCGGCTGTATTGGTCAATGGGGTCGGGTTCGTACGTGGCGGAAGTTAAGTCGATTTCCATGTACTGACCGATACGGGCCACTTCAGGAATAACATACTCACGCAGCACGCGGTTCATGATTTCATTATCAACGCTGCTGGCAATACCTAAGAGCCTGATATTTTCCGGGACAAAAGCGGCCCGAAGAATTGGCTCTGGGATTTTGCGACGAATGCGGCGTAGGCAAGCATCTAACACATTCATTTTACGCTCCTCAGAAACGTTTTGCGGCCACCATAGCAAAAGGCTAAGGGTCAGTACCTATGTATACTAAAATTACATTACAGTGCTATTCTGTGCGGCATGACACAAGGTAAAAAAGATTTAGATAGATATTATCACCATGATTAATCGTAAGGAGTATCTAATGTGACCCATGTCGTGTTCGAGCTGTACCAACAACAGAATCTCTGCACGCCACAGTTGCTTGTCAACGCGATGCAGGAACTGCTTTATCCGGGAATGCATCCCGACATTCCAAGCACTGTGCTTAAGCATGCTGAGCGCTACTTCGGTAGTTCTGCATGGTATATGTTGTACTCGCTTGGCCGAAATCATTATCAGCCGTTTTACTTTAGCAATGGGGTTGTACTAACGTGGTCAAACTACACATCGAACCAATTGATGTCCATAATCAGATCTGGGAACCAATCAGCCTATCCCCTTACGGCCGATGCTTAACCCTGACTGAGGGTGAACGCCAAAAGTTAACACTCCAATTCTTACACACAGCATTGGAGGATATCTTCCTCTCCATCCCTATCATGAAGAATGCGAACTTTGAAGACCTGCTTGCACCGTTTGCCAATCAGGAACAACTCAACGCGTATCTGGTGACATACGGTGTGGTTGAACCCCCCGAGATGCTCGTCACGAAAACCATGACTACTCAGGAAAGTATTCTGGGTGTTACGCCAACGGGTCAAGTCGAACGTCAACGTGCTGTGTTGATGTCGACCGAGTGTTTAGTACAGCTTGCGTTTGATGATATGTTCTTGGCCTTCCGTGACGGGGTAGAGCGGCTTATCCGTTCAGCTTGTCGTCGTCTGGAGCTTCGATTCAATCCGTACGCAACGGTTACGCTCAATCCACTCATCAGTCGGAACGGGCGCTTATTAACTCTGGAGTTAATACTCGGTGAAGACATTCGACATATCCACTTCCGTAAGGCATTCCCCGGTGGACGATACCGTGAGGGTCACGAGTCTGAAGTTCGTGACGTTCAGGGCTTACGAGAGTCTGCTGAAGACGGACATCCTGACCACGGGATATGATTGCCAAGTTGCTATCCGGCAAACTATCCTCGACGTCTTGGATTACCTGATTGATACCTTTAGCCCACACGGGATGTGGGATGCGCGTCATGTGCTGTTACTGTGTCGTGCGTCGCGTCCTCGGACAACACTTCTCGAATCCTTTCATATCACCCGCACTGTACGCGAGGTGTTGTGTGAGGAATTGGCAGTGCCACCGAAAGGCTATCGGTTATTACTCAAACGTCAAGGTGAATTCATTTACTACATTCCTCTAGAGGAAAACGGTTATGATTACTATTCTCCTGCACACGCCGGAGTTGTATAAGGAAATCATGGCCGTGGTGCGTCGATTCACTCATCTTGAGTATCAAGACTCGACTGAGTTGATCGACTATTATGCCCAGCAGTTTATCCTGATGGAGATACGTCGTCGCCAATTACCGATTAGCGACAACCAAGCCCGTACATGGGTTTACTGCCAAGTGTGGGAACATCCGCTGGTCACGGATTATTTCACCAACCATAACGTCATTCATCACATGGTGAATGAACCGAAGGTGTGGCATGCGGTCGAAGAAGAAGTCACTTTCTCAGTTACAGGCGAACCTTGGATGTGGAGTCTGGGTTCGGGTGTCTGGAAAATATTAACCCTGGGGTACGTGCCATGTCTGAACAATACTTCCTTATCCACAACTACCAATACAATGCTGGCCCTCTAACCGAGTTCGATCCCAATTCGATTCTGCGCGAGATTAACACCGATGTGAACAACATCATTAATCTGGCCATCTCGTTTGTCCAAGAGGGCAGTGTCGGTCAGCTTGAGTACACGCTGCCGAATTCCATGCAGTTTGTTTCACGAGAACTCAACGCGCGGGGTATCACCATTGAGGGTGAATCGCTACTGACGTATGGACGCGCAATACAAGATGTTGCCAAACTCTACGTCGCGGCCCTGTCGGAGTCAGCATTCTGGATTACTCGCTTCCCGCAGTTCTGTGGGGCGCGGTACAGTAACCTGATGCCTGACGCGGTTGAGATGATGGTGAACTTTAGCCAAATCAAATACCCGGAGCTGGAGAACCAGCAAACACTGGAACAAATCTCCCCTGTTATGATGAACGTCGTAATGGAGTTGATTGGCTCACTGGGTGGAGGCCTGAAAATCTGATGCGTGGTCTTTACGATATGCTTGACATCGTCAAAGGCTACGGGGTGGATAAACTCTACGAACATGTTCGTGAGCACATCTATCAAATCGTGGACAAGTCGCATTTGAACTTCGTGGAAACTGACGAGGCGGTCATAGCCCTCTATCAGAAGTACGCGTTTGCTTATGCCCTCGCCACGAAAGCCCGTAGCGTTGACACGCTGGTCGATTTGTTGTTCGAAGATACCCATGACCCGGTTGGGGATTGGCAAGTCCAAGAAGACAAAGGACTGGATGCGATTATTGACAACCTGACCAAGCCGATGCTGTTCATCACCCAAGATGAGTTCGCGCTTGTGACGGATTCTTTACAGACTTTCCCTAACAGTTATGGTACAGACGAGCAGCATCAAATAGCGATGCAGGTTGTTCTGGATCTCTTCACCAATGAGATGGAAACGCAAACCGGGCTCTTTGCTTTGTTTGACAGTTTGCTTCCCGGCGAGATGCAACGCTACTTTGGTGACGATTACTTTAATTTGGTGGTGGAATGCGATGCGACTATACCTCAGCTTGGCGGACATTTATAACCCCGAACCGATGCAGAAAGCACTCACTCGGATGAGTCGCTTATCGGCCGGCACCGCAGAACTCTTCTACATCTTCGTGAGCGAATATGCCCGCGAGTGTTTAGAGGCTGTGGTTATGAATAAATGTCACGGGGTAGGTTTTCTGACCTACACCCGACCGGACGTCTCTAAGGTGCTCCGGTTACTGCGTCAATCAGGTATCTCACCTGATACGTGGATTGAGTTGAAAGACAATATCGATGAGTGGTGGTGGTCGGAAGGCTTAAGCGAAGATAGTTTGATTCGGGTCCAGCACCTGCTACAACTCGCCGAAGCCGCTCGAGCCAATGCAGGCTTAACCTATGAAGCGTTTGCCGACACGGTGAAGGTCAAATTAGAAATGAACGAGATAAGGACGGCATACATCCTTATTGAAGTTTGAGGAGTAAGCATGGTGTACAGAGTGCTCGCCCCGCAGGCCTACTCAATCGATTTAGGCGTTGTGGGATATATCGATCACGGTCAGGATTTCCTGCAGGCTGTGAACGACGTGATTAAAGGTCTTGCACCTTTCTCGCTTGAAGTGAACCCCATCAACTTCACGCCAGAGGCTTTGTTCGACTCCGCTTACGATGGCTTAGTGCTGTCCGCCAAATCCAAAGTTCCTGTGCACTGGCCGGCTAGTCAGCGGTCACAGCTCAAGGAGTTTTTGGCGAAGGTGCTCCGTGAACATCGCCAGTGGAAGTTTCGCTCCAAGTTTGATGAGGGTGAGGTCAATGACCACATCTTCCATGAACTGGAACCGGTAGCGGAAATCTGTCAGGAGATGAACAAGGGGAACTTCGATGTGGTGGACGGCATTGTCTCATTCACCATCAGCCGCTTTGGCCAAGACCTGTCTCAAATCATCTTTAACGAATTCGGCGACACTTTGGAGATGTTCACCAAAGCCCATCGTCATCGCATCAAAGCGATTCGTGTGAAGGTGGATGCGGGTCGGTTGGACACAGCGATGCTGGACATGAAAATGCTCATTGAAGTTGAAGAGGGCGAAAATGACAGTTGATGTTAAGCAGTTCGAACCGGGACAAGTGGTTAACCTCATCTACGATACGGAGGCTCTGGCACAGGAGTCCCGCGTCGTGGTGCAGGGTTACATCGGTTACAATCAGGCACAGAAGACAGAGGATGTTCGCGTTAAGCACAACAACATCTACTCGACACTGGTCAGTAAGCCTGAGAACAAAATCGAGAAGAGCTTGTTCCTGCTCTACACCGATAGCCAGAACAAGTTACATGTCGCGGCTGACGTGTGGCTCCGTGAAGTCAAAATCATCAAGAACCTCCAAGTGAACTTTACCGTGACCTTGGATAACCGCGATGAGCTTGACCTCATGACCAAAGCTCTGGCTGCCCGTGGTTTCAGCGATGTCAAATACGAAATCGTTGACAACATGGCCGGTTAAGAAAGACCTACCGCTTCGGCGGTAGGTTCTTCTTTTTTTTTTCACAGCAGCGTTATCTATTATAGATGAAGACTTGGACAGGAGTTAGCCGTGAGCTACCAAGAACCCTTCCGGCTAACGGAAGACGAGTACGACCGTGATATTGATATTCAAGACGCGTACCTGCAACAAGTTGCCCATTATATCTTTACCATGCTCGGCGGGGAATACACCGAAGAGTATATCCGCGAACAGCTTAATAGCATGTTCGGGCCCGAGGGTGAGCTACAGCATAGCTACCCGACCTGTAAGATGTGGGTGCGTAACCCCAACACAGGTGACCGTGAAGAGAAATACACCACGGTTGATAAGTTATTCCGTAAGGTTATCGAAAAGGACATTATCTTTGCACCGTCGTTAACCTTCTACATGCCAGAGACGGCAAAGCGTTCTAAGCTTTCCGAGTTTACCGCCGATAACGTGCGTAAACGTGGCGTGATCAAAGGTGAGATGCAGGATGCCTACGCCGCCGGTAATCCGGTTCTGGGTACCAACAAAAAGAACGAGCAGAACGCCGTTAAAACCCTGAACAACGGGATGTCAGGTGCCT